ATTAGAGAATACATCGGGTTTAGGTGTGAATATAGAAGACATTTTTATTAAAGATGGTAACGTAGAAATTTTAAATTCATCAATATCGTCTACGGATATTAACACAGGAGCTTTACTTATTTCTGGGGGGATTGGTATATCAAACACTACAGATGCTGTATCACAAGACAATGGAGGAACTTTTACAACAGCGGGAGGAATTGGTGTAAAAAAGAAGGCTTATATAGGAGATAGTTTATACGTTGATAATTTTTTAGGAGTAGGTACAGTAAATCCTAGAAAAAGATTAACAGTATTTGACTCTTCAGATACAGAATTAGCTATAATATCTAATGATCAATCAAACGCTTCTATATTATACCTGGGAACTCCTCAAAATGCTTTAGGGATTTCTGGAGCTTACAAAGCAGCTATAATTGCCCAAGGAACTAATTCAAATAGTAGAAGTGATTTACATTTTTGTTTAAATACTTCTACAGGTAATACTTCTTCATCTGATGCTGATATTTCCGACGCTAAAATGACTTTAACTAATAATGGGTTTTTAGGAATAGGAATAACAGATCCTGATAGGCTTTTTCATGTTCAAGGTAATCAAGGAATATGGAGACTGGATAGAGATGCTAATACAGTGGGGTTACAGTTACATAGATTCCCTTCAGGAAATTTTAGTACGCCTTGGAAAGGGTTTTTAATAGGTGTAAATGCTTCTGGGGTAAACAATGGAGAATTTGTTATTTCTGATTATGGTACTTCAGTAGGAGGTCCGTCTTCAGCTCGTATTTTAATAAACAATTCTGGAAACGTAGGGATTAATTCTGGAAGTCCTACTGAAAAATTAACTGTTGTTGGGACAGGGAGTATTTCAGGAAATACAAGTGTGGGAGCTAATTTAACAGTTAGCGGTAACACTTTTTTAAATGATTATTTTCAAACTGTAAATATTCCTTCTCCTACAAACCCTCCATCAAGTAATATAAGATTCTACACAGATCAGGCAGATTCATTATTAAAAAGTAAAAACTCTTCGGGTGTTTTAACAACTTATCAACCAACAACAACTAAAGGAGATCTTTTAACTCATAATGGAACTACCCAGCAAAGATTATCAGTCGACTCTATAGACGATAGTTATTTAATTTCTGATTCAACTACTTTATCAGGGTTAAATTGGTTCAATAAAGCTTATGCATGCGTTAGGGACGTTAAAACATCAGGTACAAACGGAGGTACAGCTTCGTCTGGTTCATGGTTTGAAAGAGTTTTTAATAACATTATTTCTTATCCTTCAGGACAAACCTTTATTTCTTTAACTGGTATAAGAATAACTTTAGAACCTGGTAATTATTATATAAAAAGTAGATGCCCTGGAAATTCTGTAGGTCTTCATACAAGTAGAATAGTGGATTGGACTGATCTTGTGGTTTTATTCAACGGAACTTCGGCTACTTCAAGTACAAGTGGTTTTTTATCTGGTGATGATCAATCTGAAACAGTTTGTTCTGGTATATTATCAGTTACCACTGTCAAGGTTATTGGGTTACAACATAGAGTCAGTTCTACTAATTTTGGAGATGGTTTAGGACTTGCGGCAGGGTTTCAGTCAGAAGTTTATAGTATCATGGAAATTTTTAAAATATAAAGAATTATAATAAATACAAAACTTAAAAATTTATTCAGTAATTTTTTTATATTTTAAAATATAAATGGTATCAAGTGTAGAATTAAAAAAATGGAGAATTTATTGTATAACAGAAGAAGATTGGTCTGAAGGTTGGATAGAAGACGGTAGCTCACCTGATAAATGTTTTAATTCTGGAGATCATGAAATTAATCCAAATTCTTTACAAGTTATATCTAGATCAAACATTCTTTCTTTAGAAGTAAAAGAAGAACAAATAAAAACAGGAGGACATATTAAATCAGAAGGATTTACATTTACAATACCTGCAAACACATCACAAACAAATACCATTTCTTGGCCTATCCCTATAAATGTTATAAATTTAACAATTAATTCAGTAAAAGAAGAGATTGGAAATGTTTTAAATAGCGTTGTTTCTCCAAATACAGCTATGGGGGTGTTATCTGCAGAAAGTGTTATAGGGGAATCTGAAATATATGTTTCAGATACAGTAATTGCAAACGCTTATATCGGGTTAGAAATTCTTATCAATGGGAATTTAGTAGCTGAAATATTATCTATAAACAGTCAAACTAAAACTTTATCTTTATCTAAAAACCTTGAGGCTATCTACCCTATAGGGTCAGTCGTAGGAGGTCAAAGAAGAATTGTAAAAAATTATAATTTAGGGTTCAATTCCGCTTTCACCGTTGGAGCTCATAAAATAGGGACGAGCTATCTTAAAGCAAATACAGATGTATCATTAGAATATGATAATAATACAGATGCAGAGCAAAAATTAACTTTTAATGTTGAATATCTTTATTAATAAACTATTTTAATATTTATTTTTTTTAATTTTATATTATATGAAATTCAAATCTAAAAATATAATAGAATTAAAACCAGAAAATTTCAATATAAAATTAAAAAAAATAGTTCACCCCTCGTTAGACGGGACAAAAAAAGCTATGGTAGCTTACGTAGCTCCATGGTGCGGATACTGTGTTAAATTTAAACCAATTTACGAGGACGTGGGTGAATTACTAGGAGGTTCTTTTCCTTTGTTCTACATGGACTGTGATAAATATAGTGAATTTTCTAGAAGAAAGCTAAATATTAACGGGTTTCCTACAGTTTTATATATTAACACGGAAGGAAAACCTTATAAAAAATATACAAACGAAAGAAGTTGGAAAGTTATGATAAATGATATATGTAAAGAAGCTAAAGTTTGTTCTTCAAAAAATCTTTCTAGTATAAAATAATTACTTTTTTATAAAATTTTTACAATAATCTAATGAATAATATTCATTTATTTTTGTATATTCAAATATTAAATGAAATATTATACCAGTTAAAAATAACTTTATAATTTTTTCTGGTAAAAATAATTTGAATTTAAAATATTTTAAACTATAATTAACAATTTCATAAAATACTATTACAAAAACACCAACTACTATAGCTTCTAATAAAACTCTTGTTAAATCTTTCATTTATTTTATAATTATAAAATAATTATAAAATAATATGTTAAAAATACTTTTATAATTTTAATTTAATGAGTTCTAAAAAAAAACTGTTAAGTTTATGTTCATTATTGGGTATAAACACTACAAAACTTAATAAACTACCAAAGAAAAAAATAAAAGAGGTAATAGAAAACTTTGAACAAAATAAAAAAATAAAGGTTATTTCTTCTGGGAAAAATATAAAATATATTTATCATTGTGCTGATATACATATAAGAGTATTGGATAGACATCAAGAATATAGACAAGTGTTTCATAATTTATACAAAGAGCTTTTAAACAATGGAGATTTGGATCAAAGTGTTTTAGTAATATGTGGTGATATTTTCCATAATAAAGATAGACTTGTTGCAGAGACAATCGTTTTATTTAATGAATTTATAGAACTTATGACTAGTATCATAGACACCGTTGTTATCCTTGGAAATCACGATATATATTCTAGCGCAGATAGAATAGATACCATATCTGGGATAACAAACATTAAACAATACCCTAATTTTCATTTTTTAAAGAGTTCAGGTGTTTATTGTTATAACAATATAGACTTTGTTGTTTCTAGTTTATTAGATAATACTTTTATAAAATATTCTGATGTTAATAATAACAATAACACAAAAGTGTGTTTATATCATGGAGCTGTAAATGGTTCATTACTAGATAACAATACAACATTTAACGATGAAACTCGTAATTATTCTATAAAAGATTTTTCAGGGTTTGATTATGTTTTACTTGGAGATATTCATAAAAAGCAATATTTAAAACCTCATATTGCATACCCTGGAAGCTTGATTCAGCAAAATTTTAAAGAACATGTAGATCATGGTATTATTAAATGGGATATAGAAAGAAAAACTTCTGCTTTCATAAAAATACATAATGACTATGGTTATATAACTTTGTACTCTGATGAAACACATGAACAAAAATATCCTAAATATTCAAGAATAAAACTTGTCCATAATTATTCAGAAAATATTGATTATGAAAAAATTAAAGAAAGAATATCTTTGGAAACAAATATTCTTTCTGTATCAAAAGAAATAAATAAGAATTCTATAGACACGGGTATGAAATCTGAATGTCCTTCTCAGGAGGAAATATTTAATAATTATATTAACCAGTATGATCCAGAAATAAAAAATAAATTACACTCTCTTCATAAAAATTGCCTTGAAGAATATGAAGACCAAATACCTCAAACTTCAGTATGCAATTGGTATATTTCTAAATTAACGTTTAAAAATATCTATATGTACGGTGATAATGATGATAATATTATTTATTTTCCATTGAAGAATAAAATTATAGGGTTATTAGCTAACAATGCATGTGGAAAATCGTCTATAATAAATATTATTTTATACGCGTTATTTGGTAACATCACTAAAACAAAAAGCTTTCTAAATAGAAATATTATAAACAAAAATCAATCAAAATATAGATTATCATTAGAAATAATTATGAATGATAAAAAATATACAATAATACGTGAAGGTAAAAATAAAATAAGAAAAAATAATATTAAATCTATGGATGAAACGTTAGAATTTACTGTTTCAGGTTCTGATAAAATTGTAACTGATTTAACAGATCATAATAAAATATCTACCCAAGAGAAAATAAAACAAACATTTGGATTAATCGATAAACATTTATTTATTTTAACGAATCTTATGAATTATACAGATTACACTAGTATCCTTAATATGACTAGTAGTGATATAGGGTCTGTGTTTAGTAAATTATTTAATATAGATTATTTCAAAGCTATTTACTCTTCTATATTAAAAAAAAGTAAAATGATTTCTGAAAAAATACAATTTCATAACAAAGAAATAGATATATTACAAAAACTTAATAATTCAAATGAAAAAGAAAATCACATTGAAAAACATAAAAATGTTTTAAATGAAATAGATGCAATTTCAAACGATATAGATAAAATAAAAAAAGAAATTAAATCAAATGAAGAATCTATCAATTACCAATGTTCACTTAAAGAAGACAAGCTTAAAAAAACTAAAGAAGATATTATAGAAAGATTAAATAATTCAGAAGAAATTGTTTATTATTTAACGGGAGAAAGTAAAAACGACATTATTAAATCTATTAAACAATTAAATTCACAAATAATCCCAGATAAAGGCGAAACAAGATCATATTTAACTATAGACGAATTAAAAAAAAATATAAACGATTTAAAAAATAAAAAAATATTTACAGATGATTTTTATTTAGAAGAAAAATATAAACAGAGTAATAACTCTATAGAAACATTTGAGTATAATTTAGATGTTATAAAAGAAATTAAATATTCAGAAAAGAATAAAGAAATTTCTATAGATAAAGAATATTTTTCAAAATTAAAAAATACGTTAGACAAATTTCAAAATATTTCAGAGTTATTGAGTGAATATAAAACTAACGTAAAGATAACAAAAAACTACGATGATTATTTGAGTAAAAAAAGACACGAAGAAAAAAGATTACAAGATCTTGATTATGCTTATAAATGTCTTAATTATAAAATTAATGAAGAATTAAAGTTTTTAAAACATGCTTATGAAATAATAGAATTAAAGGAGCATCTTGTATTATTAAATAATAAATCTTATAAATTAGAAATTGATAAATATCAAAATATACTGAAAGAAAAAATAAAAATAAAAGATACTCTTATGATGGAAAAGGGAAGGTTAAAAAATATTTTAGAACAAAATAAAGATTCTAAAACTACTATAAAAAAATTAAAAGATGAAATAGATA